TTACATGGAAGCGCAAATTAAAGCGCACCAAGATTATCAAGAAAAGGTTGCAGACTTACAAAAAGATTATGCAGAGGCTTTGGCAAATGCAGAAGAGGCTGCTGCTGAAAAGCGTGCCGAAGCACAGGCAACCTATAACGAAGCCATTACCGATGCTCAAAAAGATCACACCAAAGTTATGGTTGAGATTGCTAAAGATTATGCAAAAAGAACTGCTGATATTGAAGCATCACATCAAAAGAAATTGTCTGATTTAAGAACTGCGGCTGCGCAAAAGGCTGTTGATTTACGCAAGTCGGCTGCCGATAAAGAAGTCTCAATTATCCAACAATCCGTGGATCGCTTACGCAGCGCCTTTGCTTCAGGCACAGGCTTTAGTTTGACCGAGGCTTTTAAGGGTAGAACTTCGGGCGGTCTTTTAACCCAAATGAAAAAACAACTAGATGATGCTAAGAAGTTACAAGCGGCTGCCGCTTATCTTGCTGGCGAAGGTTACGCACAAACTTTTATTGAACAGGTTGTGAAGGCTGGACCTGAGGTTGGCCTTCAGATGGTGGATGAACTTAAAAAGTCCTCGCCTGAGCAACAAAAAGAAATTCAAAACACTTTCATGGATTTAGAAAGCATCCAAGAAACTGGACTAGATGTTTTGGCTAAATCCATGAACAACGGAGCCAACCTTGCAACCTCTGAATTGCGCCAGGCTTACAACCAAGTAGCCATTGATCTTAAAGAGTCTCTTGCTGAAGTAGATGCGCAACTTCAGGAGTCTTTGGCTGTGGCTAACGCTGAATATGCAGCGGCTATGGCTGAGGCAAAGATTGAGCGCGATGCTCGTATGTTGGAAGCCGCCACACAACTTCAAGAGGCTATTACTACCGCTAAAGCAAACCTTGATAAAGCCCTGGCTGAAGCCGAAGCAACCCTGGCAAAATCTCGAGCCGAGGCTCAAAAGAAACTTAACGAAGGATTGGCTGAAGCGCAAAGAGTTCTACAAAAGGCTCTTACCGATGCTCAAACGGCTTTCCAAAAATCTATTGATGAAATCTCAGCCACCACCGCTGAAAAATTAAAAGCATTACAAGCACAACTTGCTGCTGTGGCTGCTGCAACGGCTGCTTTACAAACTGCAAATAATAATTATTTGGCTGCCGCAACTGTTCCAAATGTTGTTAAACCAATAAGCCCAACAAGTGGAACACTACCTAAGACAACCACGCCAGTCACAAACATTACAACTAATATTTCAGGTGTGAATTTAACTAATCCTTCATCAACAGCAAGCAGCGTAGTGTCTGCCATTAAATACGGAACTGCCGTAACGGTCACAGGTGGGTATTCAGGAATTCCACAAACAAAGATCTCAACTCCGATGCGAACTTCTGCCCAAGCCAAAGCACTGAAGGTGGAATAAAATGCCAGCGGTAATTGCCAATTATTCATTCTCTTTTAACGGCCAGGTCTTTGGCGGTGCTGGATCGCCTTATCAAATCCAATCCGTTGATGGGTTAGAAGCACTTCCTGACATACGCAGCCAAGATGACAACCGAGGCTACGCAGACGGTATGTTCTCGGGCCGCGACTTTTTATCGGGCCGTGAGATTACTATTCAGTTTCTTTGCCTGGCTTCCACAGGGGCAACGGCCCAGGTCAATTTCAACACTATTCAAAGGGCGCTATTACCCCAACAGAGCGGCACTACGCCCCTTTACTTCCTTATGTCCAATGCAGACACCGAACAGGTCGTATACGCCCGTGTAAGAGGCTTGAGGGCCACCGTAGACCCCAACTACACCTATGGTTACATCGTTGCCCAGGTGACTTTCTTTTGCCCTGATCCAAATGTGTATGCCAGCAATATTCAAACCGCAACCCTGGCTTATACCCCACCCACAGGGCGCGTTTATGACCGCACCTATAATGTAACTTATGGTGGTGGTTCTGTAATTATTTCAACCACAATTAACAACGCGGGCTGGGCTACCACTTATCCAAACATCGCTATCAGCGGTCCAATTACAAACCCAACAGTCGGCAATACAACCGAGGGCGCAGCGCTCAACTTTCTTGGCACTTATTCAAGCAGCGATGTTTTGAATGTAGACCTTTACAATAAACTGATTACGCTGAATGGAAACCCTGCTCGTAATACACTTCTCTCAGGCACATGGTTTTCTGCTCAACCAGGTAACAATCAGTTCTACCTGACTGGAACTGGAACCTTGGCGGGAACTACCCAAGCCGTAGTAACATGGCAATCGGCCTACATTTAGGAGAATAAATGACACTTGTATCGCCTCCGAGTTGGCTACAAGCAGGAAGTTATCCTGCTGAAAGCGACCGACAAATTCAGCAAGCCTTGTATGCCACTACAGGCATCATTGGCTCTACTTCGATGGCGGTCACAGAGAACTCTCCTGCTGGTATGTCGGTGCGCGTTGCTTCAGGCTGGGCTGGTGTTGTTGGAACAACTCAAGCCAACATGGGTGTTTATGTTTTCTACAACGATGCGACCGTCACTTTAACCGTCACAACAGCCGATCCAACAAACCCAAGAATTGACCGAATAGTTGCGACCGTTCGAGACGCTTATTACACAGGCGCTTTCAATGATGTTATTTACCAGGTTTTACCAGGAACCCCTGCGGGATCACCAACTGCCCCTGCTGTTCCCGCCAACTCAATCTCGCTGGCTACAATTGCCGTGGGCGCTGCCGTTACTCAGATCAATAATGCCAACATCACAGACACCCGAGTTGAGGTAACAACCAACTTGCCTGTTGGTGATATTACTGGAGTAACCGCAGGAACAGGGTTAAGTGGCGGAGGATCAAGCGGAGCGGTTACACTCTCCCTGGCCAACACCGCAGTAACCGCTGGTTCTTATACAACTGCCGACATAACAGTCGATGCGCAGGGTAGAATTACCGCAGCATCCTCGGGTGTCGCAGCGTCAGATCCAACGCCTACAGTCTTTCTTTTGATGGGAGCATAACCAAATGGCAACAACCTACAAAGTGCTAGGGCAGTCAAACCCAGCAGCAACAACTTTAACGACTCTATACACGGTTCCTTCCGCAACAGAAGCCGTTGTCTCCAGCATCGTTATTGCCAACCTTGCGGCAAGCGCAGCCACATTTAGAATTGCAGTTCGCCCAAATGGTGCGTCAATTGCTAACTCTCAATACATTGCTTATGACATCACCGTTGGCGCTTCCGACAGCACAGTTTTAACTCTTGGTTTAACTCTAGACGCAGCCGATGTGTTGAGCGTTTATGCATCAACCACAACTGTTACATTCTCTGCTTTTGGTTCAGAGCTTGCTTAACAATGATCACGAGGGCAACACTCTCTAGCGTTAACCAGGGGCTTCCTAAATACAGGTCAATGCTTGCTGGTAACACGGCATTTTCTCCTGGCGTATTTGAGTCTATTGCTACGGCTGTTGGAACAGGTTCACCTGGTTCTATTACTTTCAGTTCAATTCCTAACACTTACAAACATTTACAAATTAGAGGTCTTTTTGCTGATGGAGGAAACAATTTAAATGTAATTTTTAACGGCAGTAGTTCAAGTAATTACACAAGACACATTATGAGTGGCACTGGCAGCGCTTATACTTCTGCTGGAGCGGCAAATCAAACATCGATAGATTTAGGTGTTTTTGGTGCTTCGGGAACAGGTAATTCATCAATAACTATTATTGACATACAGGATTATGCTTCAACTTCTATAAATAAAACTTTGAGGGCTTTTTCTGGATACACTGGCGGAGCAAGCGATTTGCGCGTGGTTTTTTCTTCAGGTGCAAGATTAGTCACTGACGCAATAACTTCAATCAGTTTAGTAAATAATGCAACTTTTACAACTGGCACAGTTTTTTCACTTTATGGAATTAAGGGGTAACAAATGCCAGTCACTTATGAAAACATTACAACTACAACGCTAAGCAGTGCGGCAGCGTCTATTACATTGAGTTCAATTCCACAAAGTTACACAGATTTAAAACTAACCATAACTGGATTTTCTAACACAGGTGCATCTAATGTTGGCGGATACATTCTTTTTAACAATGACACCGCTGCAAATTATGCTTTTACTGTTTTTAGAGCAAACGGGAGCGCTGTATCAACGCTCAATTTTGCCTCTAATACTCAAATGAATTTAACTTTTGGAAGTAGTGGAACTAACACAACGCCTTATTTTTCTACTGTAGACATTTTTTCTTACACTAACGCTTTAAATAAACCGTGTTTAATTGCAACTTCTGCGGATTTGAACAGTCCAGGAAATACAGAATCTTTTTTGGGAAGATGGGCTAACAGCGCGGCGATCAACCGAATTGACATTTATACAAATGCTGCGGCAGATTTTGGAATAGGAACTATTGTAACTTTGTATGGGATAAAAAATGCCTAACACATACAGTTTAATCTCTGCTAACACATTAAGCACAACAGCCTTGTCTGTTACTTTCTCTGCTATACCTGCAACTTTTACAGATTTAGTAATACGAGCAAGCGCACGAACTAACAGAGCGGCAACACAAGACATTTGGAAAATAGTTATTAACAGTGACACAACAGCAAACTACAGCCGAACAGCACTGAGAGGATTAGGAAGCGGCAACAGTGGAACACCAGTAACTGATAATCTAACATCTGCTTCTAATCTTTATTTTGGTGGATTAGACGCTGCAAACAATACAACAAACACTTTTGGTTCAACAGAAATATACATACCAAATTATGCAACTGCTATTGTGAAACAATTTAGCGCGCACACTGTTTATGAAGAAAATGGCACTTATGCAGAAATGGAAAAAATTGCATTAAGATACGCTGGAACTTCTGCAATTACATCAATTACATTATCATCTTTTTATTCCGCTAGTTTTATTGCAGAGTCTAGTTTTTACCTTTACGGAATTGCAAAGAGTTAGGATAGACACATGGCTATCACAAGAATTTCTACTTCGGGTGTTTACGGATCTAAATATAGTGATCTGTTAGGAGGCCTGCCTGGTGTTATGCCCGCTCCAACTGCGGCTGACCCTGGTACAGGAACAAGCGCAACAGTTTCTTTCAGCACTGTAACAGGTTCAACTTCCTACACAGCCATTTCTAGTCCAGGCTCATTTACTGGATCAGCATCATCTAGTCCTATAACCGTTTCAGGATTGTCTTCAGGAACTGCTTACACTTTTCAAGTCAGAGGCAATAATGCTGCGGGATCAGGTGCATATTCAGCGGCTTCAAACAGCGTCACACCAGTTATACCTGGAGCCATGGAACTTATAGCCACTGGTGCTACAACAGGCGGAAGCACTATGACTGTTACTTTCTCAAGCATTCCTCAGACTTTCAAACATTTACAAATTCGCCTTACTGGAAAATGTTTCTTGGCAGGTTCAAGCGCATCAGCAAATGTTAGATTTACAGTTGGTGGAGTAACTAATTATTCTTATCATGAAATTAAAGGAATAAGCGGAACCAGTTCAGCCGCAGGTGCAGCAAGTCAAACCTCAATTTTACTTGCTTCTAGTATTTGGCCGCAAATAGATGCGCCTACTTACAATGTTGCAGGAATTATTTTAGATGTTAATGATTACACAAGCACTACAATTAACAAAACAATACGCCTTCATGGTGGTTCAAATGTATCGACAGGAACTTTTGGTTCTATTTTACAAACAGGTACCGTTGTTTCAACAGCGGCAATTTCTTCTATTAGTTTTAGTCAAATTAATGGTGGCGGTTGGCAACTTACAAAGTATTCACTCTACGGAATAAGAGGATAATTATGCCATCTACTTATGAACCTTTAGCAACCTACACCGCCAATGGATCAGAAACTGTTATTACATTTTCTAGTATTTCAGGTTCTTACATAGACTTGAAGTTTATTGCTTCCTATAACACTAGCAGCAATAGCGCGGGGCGTTTAAGATTTAATAACGATACTGGATCAAATTATCTTTACAGTTACATTTATGCCATGGGTGATAACAACTGGAATAACACTGCAAATATAGGTTCTTTACTTCCGACTGCTTACAACTCTTCTATGACACCTGATTATCCCGCTTTTTTAGAAGCAGATATTCTTTCTTATGCTACTGGCGGTCTTAATAATCCTCAAATTCTGATGAAAATGAGTTTTAAGGGAACATCTCAAAATGAAATTGATATTGCTAATGCTACTTGGCAATCTAGTGCTACTGGAATTAACACCATTAGTTTTTCTGTAGGTTCGGGAACTTTTACCGCAGGTGGACTTTTTAGTTTATACGGAATAGGTGCTTAATTATGGCCGCAACTATGAAATTGATTGCTTCTACTACATTGACATCTACTAGCAATGTTATTTTCAATCCTATTCCTCAAACTTACACAGATTTATTTTTAATCTTAAACATAAGAACTAATATTGGTTCGTACATTGATGATGTATTTTTAACTTTTAACGGAAGTGGAACAGAGTCATCAACAAGTCTTTACAGAACGGCTACAAACTCATTAGCAAGTGCAACGGCCGCAAGTTTATTTTTAAGAGGGGTTGCCAGTGGTAGTAGTGCAACTGCTAACACTTTCGGAACAGCAGAGTTATACATACCAAGATACTCCAACACATCATATACCAAACAATTTTTTGCTTGGGGTGGTGGAGAAACTAATGACTCCTCTCTCACTCAAACAAGCATGAATGGATACACTAGAAACAGCACAGGTGCTATTTCTGCTATAACTATCACTTGCAATGGCACACCCGTTGCTGGTTCTTATTGTGCATTGTACGGAATATCCAACACATAAAAGGAGAAAAAAATGGCAACAGAAACACCTACAAAGGTAATCGTTGACTGCTCAACAGGTGAAGAGACCATTCTTCCTCTGACAGCAGACGAGATTGCTCAACTAGAAACAGACCGCGCAGCAGCAGAAGCCGATCGCGCAGCAGCAGAAGCAGCCGCCACAGCCAAGGCAGAAGCCAAAGCATCAGCACTTGCTAAACTAGCCGCGCTTGGACTTACAGAAGAAGAAGCAGCAGCACTAGCGGGCTAATTATTGGGAAAGGGGGTCTACGATGGCTACCACCTATCGGTATTTATTTGTAGACCTTCTTACCAATACCATCATTGCCGAACTGCCCCTGACTGGGGTTGCGTTTACCCAGCAACTTAACCAGGCGGGACCCTTTAGCGGGCATTTAATGTTGTCGGGTATTAACACCGACAAGTTCAATGTTGACGCTTCAACGATCCCAGGCAAGTGTGGTCTTTATGTTGACCGCGATGGCATTCTTGTTTGGGGCGGTGTTATTTGGGGCCGCCAATACAACAGCCAAGACCAGGCTTTAACCATTCAAGCCCGCGAATGGATCTCCTACTTTGAACGCAGACGCATTACAACAACCGTAGATTTTACGGCTATTGACCAGTTGGTTATTGCAAAGACCTTGATTGAGGATGCTCAAACCGTTCCTTACGGTGATATTGGGGTGGGCTATAACTCGGCAGGACAAACAGCCTCGGGCATTTTGATTGATCGCGTTTACTATGACTATGAATTAAAGAATGTATTCCAGGCGATCCAGGACCTTAGCCGCCAATCAGATGGTTTTGATTTTGACATCGACATCGAATATGACGCAATTACAGATTTACCTGTTAAAAATTTCAACACTTATTATCCCCGCAGCGGTTTGGTTTACACCGTGGGCGACCCCGCTTGCCCTGTCTTTGAGTTCCCTGCTGGCAATATTGTCGAGTATGAATACCCTGAGGATGGATCTACGGCTGCCAACACTATCTACGCAGTTGGCGCTGGAAATAACGAAGGCAAGTTAATCTCAGCCGCTTCTCATCCGACTATCTTTACCGAAGGTTGGGCGTTGCTTGAGGATCAAGTTAACTACACAGATGTTACCGATCAGACAGTTTTGGACAACCTGGCCATGGGTGCGGTCAACGCATTTGTAACCCCGCCAATAACCATGAAAGTTGTGGTTCCAGCCTTTGTTGATCCTGTCTACGGCACTTATGAAGTAGGCGATGACGCACGCATCATTATTATTGACGACCGCTTTCCAAATGGTTTAGATGCCATCTACCGCATTGTTGGATCAAGCGTTGAGCCTGGCGAGGATGGCCCTGAGCGCGTTACCCTGTCCTTAACAACAGGCACAGAGTCGGAGATTGTCTAATGCCATACATTAATCAACCGCCAAGTATGCAGTCCATCTTTAACGATCTAAACAACCGCGTGACCAAATTAGAAAATGCCAACCGCTTCACCGCACCTGATGTGCCAACCGAGCCAACCTATCCACGCGTGGGCGACATCATCTTTGATAACACAGAGGATTTGATGAAGTATTGGAACGGCACAGCCTGGGTTGAGTTTGCTGATAATAACCTGGGAACATCAATTGTTGTAACCACAAATGCCACGCTGAAAACCGTCAACAATAACATTGTTTTCACAGGCCAACCTTTAACTATTGAGTCTCAACGAATTGGCAAAATGATTACAGCCTACGCAGAGGTTGTTGGCACAACAGTTACAAACTGGGGAACAGGGCAAATTTACTTCCAACTGCCAGCGGGCTTCCCAACCTTTGCCCATAAAGTAATTGCTGGAGGCGCTCTTATTGATGGTGGTTCAACTTACACAATCTTTGGAGTGATAGCCCAGGGTGATAACAAGATGTATCTATGGCATCCAACTTCTAACGGTGGATCAGATGAGGTCACGCATAACAAGCCAGCCGTCTTGGACTCCACTTCACTCATTGTCATTAATGGCGTTGCTTTGATCGCATAATTGTTATCATTACAACATGGAAATGACCTTAGACACCTCCCTGGCAATTGCTCAGTTGATCGCCTTATGTATTGGCCTCCCTATTGGAGTTTTTAGAATTTGGCGCAAACTTGATGTAAGACTCACCGATCAAGACAGACGCTTGGCTCGAATTGAATACCAGGTTTACGAAAACGGTGGCACTTCAATGAAGGATCAGATCAATTCTTTAGTTGCTAATCAATCTGAAATTAAAACAGATGTAGCAGTATTAAAAGCAAAGGTGGAGGTGGCAGCATGACGCTTATGGAATTATGTAAGGCGGCAGTTGGATACACAGAAGGCCCAAACAACAACACAATCTATGGCAAATGGTATGGTCTAAACAACCAACCGTGGTGTGCCATGGCCGCGTCTAAGATGTATTTTGACGCAGGGCTTATCAAATCAGTAGCCAACACAAAGAAAGGCTTCGCTTCTTGCGATGCCTGGCTGAAGTATTTAACCAAGAACAACCAACTTGTCCCAATCGGACAAGCCAAGGCTGGCGATCTAGTTTTCTTTCAATTTGATGATGATGCTCAACCTGATCATGTGGGTATTGTTAAGTGGCACAACACTCGACTGAAATACCTGCGTGTGTTTGAAGGCAACACATCAAGCGGAAAGGCTGGCAGCCAATCCAACGGTGACGGTTTCTATCTTAGAAAGCGTGACTACAAAACAATCATGGCGGTCGCCCGCCCAAAGGAGACAAAATGAACGCAAAAGTAAAAGCAGCACTTGAGTCCTACGCACGCTCATTTATTGTTGCAGCAATTGCAGTCTATTCTGCTGGAGAAACTGATGTCAGAGCCATCGCAATTGCGGGCCTTGCAGCCATTATTGGACCAGCAATTCGCGCAGCCAATCCAAAAGACCCTGCTTTTGGCTTGATTGCCGACACGGTAGAAGCCGAAATTAAGGCACTTGTAAAGAAGTCAAAAAAGAAAACTAAGTAAAACCAGTGAATTGCACCCGACTCTCTCCCGAGGTCGGGTGCTTTCTCTTTTCTAACTGTTAAGGTATTCTTTAGACTTAAGGAGGCAAGAGATGGCACTTGAGAATGCGTTCAACGAAATTTTAAGTAAAAGAACAAACAACCGCAGCCCTGTAATATGTGCGTATCAAGTCATGTATAACTCGCTGAGTAAACAAGATCAAAAGACTTTAGATGATGCCTGGGCTGAAAATTACCCTGTGAATTTGATTGTTCAGGCTTTGCGATCTGACGGCCATAAATGCAGCGCGGACACAATTCGTATTCACAAGAATGGCACTTGTCGATGTCCGAAAGAATAGAAGCGTTACTTAAAGAGCGCGGCCTTATGTATGGAGATGCCGTGGACAACTTCACCGCAGTGGGCCGAGGTTGGGGCGCAATTCTAAACATTGAGGATATTCCTGCCTACCAAGTTGCCTTGATGATGGACTTTCTTAAGACGGTGCGTTGCACAATTAATCCAACCCATGAGGACTCCTGGATAGATAAAGCGGGCTACTCTGAACTAGGTAAAAGGATCGCCTTCGATGAGTCTTAAAGATCAATTTGATGAGATGCCCGAAGGCATAGAGTCCAACGATGTAAAAGAATTACGCCAGGCTTTAATCAGGTTGCAGAAACAACTCAAGAAAGCCAAAGAAAGAACCGAAGAGTTAGTTGAAACAACACAACAAGCCGCTTATGACGCGATGCTTACCCTGGGTGAATATGATCCTATTGTTGCTCCCATTCCAAGTAAATCTAAGAAAATTGGCGAAGTTGCTCTTTGGCACATGACCGATTGGCAAGGGGCAAAGAAAACCACCAGTTATGACAGCGTAATTATGCGCAAAAGAGCGCTGGACTTTGCGCAAAAGGCTGTCCGCGTGACGGATATTCAAAGAGCCGACCACCCTGTGCGCGATTGCACCATTATGTTTGGCGGTGACATGGTTGAAGGGTTGTTTAACTTTCCAACCCAAGCATTTGAAGTTGATGCTACTCTCTTTGAACAATATGTAAATGTGGCCAGGCTTTGCGTTGATGTTGTGCGTTTTGCTTTGGCAAATTATGAAAAGGTCACCGTTGTGGCAGAGTGGGGTAATCATGGGCGAATTGGTAGCAAACGCGACAATGTTCCTCGGAGTGATAATTTTGATCGTATGTGCTATGAGTTGGCCCGACAACTTTTAAGTAACGAAAAGCGTCTAGTTTGGCAGGATTGTCCCGAGGATATTCAGCGTGTGCAGATTGGTAACTATCGCGCCTTATTAATTCATGGTGATGAAGTTGGCCGTAATGGATTTGCCAGCCCCATGGCAATCGTGCAACACGCAAATAGATGGCGAAGCGGTGCTTACCCTTGGGAATTTAGAGATGTTTACATTGGCCACTATCACACGCACGCTGAGTGGCCTATGGCAAACGGCCAGGGATCGGTTTATCAAACAGGCTCCACGGAGTCCGACAATAGATACGCAGGTGTTATGTTGGCCGCAAGCGCAACTCCATCACAAAGGTTGCACTTCGTAGATCCCGACAAAGGTCGAGTCACTGCCGCTTACAAGATTTGGTTAGATTGAGGCTTCTGCTGCATCCACAGCATCATCAACAGAGTAGGAATGTTCCTTAGAACATTGTCCACATTCTTTGCACATTATTCATCATCCTCTTCATCGCCATAATCGGATGTAATCAATCTCATGTCGCTGACATCAATACCGTTTTCTTTGGCATGGGCCATGGCCTCTTTATAGACAGCAATTATTCGATTTGCTAAATCATCGACCAAATCAGGGTATTCGGTCTCTGTGCCAATTTGAACAATAAGCCCACCGCAACGAATTTCCATGTGGGTGTAGTGCGATTTATCAGCAGCCATGAGGACCCCCTTTGCCTGAAATTATGCCTGTAATCCCGCCTGTAATGCTTGCGGCACGCCAAAAGGGGGGTGCTTCACATTCTGTAATCTTTGTGGGAACCTAGCGTCACCAGGGCGAAAGCCCCCAAACGAAAGGAAGGTCCATGGCCGAGAAATACAGCCTGGAAGACTACGAGACGGTTGAGCAACGCTTGATCCGCCTTTACACCAAGTTCCCCTCAGCCCGAGTTCTAACCCACCTGGTTCACCAGGATGAAAGACGCTTTATTGTGCGGGCTGAAATCTATCTAGACCCAAAGGATCAGATCCCATTCGCAACAGGCTACGCAGAGGAGATTGTGGGTGCGGGCTTTGTAAACAAAACCTCTGCCCTCGAGAACTGTGAGACCTCCGCAATTGGGCGCAGCGTAAGTAATTCTGTTCTGTGTTTAGAAGCACCAGTTGGTAAGCGCCCCTCTCAAGAGGAGATGCAAAAAGTCGAGCGATACAAAGCGGAACCGCGCAAAACGGCAGTAAAGAAAACAGCGTGGACCGATGATCAATTAAAACTTGCTGAGGCAGCCATTCAGACAGTTGCAGCAATGAATGACAAAGAAAAGTTGCGTGAGTTGTGGACTGGAAGCGCAGAGATTATTGATGCGCCAGTCAAAGGAACAACTCTGAAAGATGTAATTAATGCTCGCGTTGCGGAATTAAGTGCATGATTGAGAACCTGGAACTTCCCCTCACTCCGTATGCTGGAACATCAGGATGGTCGGGAACAAAAACCAGCCAAGATCGAGCGGTGCAAGAAGACAACGATGGCACAACCAAAGGCCGTCAAAATGTTACTTTGCGAATAATTAACGCATCCAAAACTTATGGAATGACCTGGAAAGAACTGGCTGATGAAACAGGCTGGCATCACGGCCAGGCTTCAGGCGTGCTTTCTGTTTTACATAAAGAAGGATTGATTGAACGCCTAACTGAAAGGCGCGGTAAATGCGCCATCTACATTGGGATAAATTCAGTCAATGGTCGAAAGACATCGGTTCGTAAAATTAAAACTTGTAAGCATTGTGGAGGATCAATATGAGTGACAAATCTAAGAAGTTTGAACCGAGCGCTGGCTTTGTGGTGTCGGTTCACATGAACAAGTTAGGCATCAGAGCCGTGGCTGCTGAGTTAGATGGGATCTTTGCCGAAGTGTTGGCCGAGGCCATGGATAAGGCTGGCTTCCAGTTGGTTCCTGATCCATTTAATCTAACAAACGATGCAAAGAAAGTGATTGAGTTAGAAGAGCGTCAAAAGACTTCGGGATTAAAACTGGTAAAGGAGGCTGGCGATGATGACGCAAGTGGTGACACCTCAGCAAATTGAGTCCCGCCTTTACGCTTTATCAAAGGAAGTTGATGAAGCCCACCAGGGTTTGGTCGACACCGAGCGCGAGTTCCATCAAACAACTGCTGAATATGAAGTGTCAATGGCACGCACACGCATTTCTTTGGCCAGTAAATCATCTCCAACGGGAAAAAATTACACCGTTGGCGAGCGCGAAGACATGGCAATTATTGAAAATGCTGAACTTCATTTTAAGATAGCAACGATGGAAGCCCAGGTAAAAGCAGCGCGTGCAAATGTGCAGCGGTTAAAAACCCAGGTGGAAATTGCTCGATCCATGTCCGCTTCGGTGCGAAGCAGTATGGAGTTGAGTTAATGGCAATTGATCCAGCAGATTGGGCTATGGCAGAGCGAATTGCTGAACATAGTCACATCTATAAAACGCCAGCAGAAGTTTTGGCTGCGTTTGAAGAGTTTATGAAACAAGTAGAAACCAACGAGAAAGAAGGCGATGATGAAAATTAAATTATTACTTGCAGGAATAGTGTTATCAGTTCTATCACCGATGGCCCCAGCCCAGGCAGAGTGTGGCGCTGGGTATGGGAATGCTGTAGAAATAAATGCAACCACTAAGGTTGTAACTTACTCGTGCATTAAATTGCCTGAGCCACAGGTAGAAACCAGGGTAGAACCAGTTGCTCCAACGCATACTTTGGTAGTTCAAACTCCTAACCAAAGTTTAGGAATGAGCGGAACTCCCGATCAAATTGCTGCTTCTGTGGCAACCATGGTTGAAAGAGTTGTAACAATCCCAACCAATCCATGCGTTGCGGGTGGTTGCACAAAGGTTGAAGTGAATGCAACAACGCAAGAGGTTACGGTTACTCCCTTGACTATGACCGAAATCCGTCAACAAACTGATAACAGTATGCGCGAAACCTTGAGAGCGGCAGAAATAACAAAGAAAGCGGCCCAGGCTTTGCCAAATATTCAGCCAATTAATCCTCTTGCCAAGGAAGTTGAGCCAACTCCTCTAAACGAGGAAGAGCCTGATTGGTGGATTGAGTTCTTACGCTCTTGGGCTGGGTTTTACTTTTGGTATAACACCGTGAACTGGTGGAGCCTGTGATAAACATAAATGAAATGCTGACCAAATCTCTACTGGCTTATGACGGCCAGCGCGATCGCTCGCAGCAGGTGGAGATTGGGCCATCATCAATTATGGGTTGTCGCCGCAGGGTTTGGCACGATCTGATGCAAACCCCAAAGACAAACACCGAAACCGAACACTTGGCTGCCATCCTGGGAACTTTTATTCACTCAGGCATTGAGAAATCAATCAGGCGCGAGGACCCTTTTGGCGATAACTTTCTGATTGAAGTTGAAGTTGCCCACGAGGGTTTGAAGGGCCATGTTGATCTATTCATTAGAGACCAAGGATTAGTTGTTGATTGGAAAACAACCAAAACAAAGTCGCTGCGTTATTTCCCCAGCGATCAACAGCGAATGCAGGTCCAGGTCTATGGTTACCTTTTGGCGCAAAATGGCTACGAGGTAAAACAAGTGGCGCTGTGTGCCATCCCCAGGGATGGAGAAATGGCAGACATCAAAACTCATGTTGAGGATTACGATCCAGCCGTGGCCCTGCAAGGGATCGCCTGGTTAGATGAAATTAAAGCGCTGGTTGCCAATGGAGAAGTTGCGCCAGCACCAACAGAGCGAGTGTTCTTTTGCAGTCGATACTGTTCCTACTACGATGCGAGCGGAGAGGTTGGATGCCCAAGTATGACCAAGTAAAGTGGGAAAGAGCCGAGTGCCAGGAAGTCGACACGGAGTTGTTCTTTCGAGTTGAGGAAGAGCGAAACCAAACCGCCTACCAATACATCAACGCAGTTCGATCTATTTGCGGCCGTTGCCCCATTCAGCGGGATTGCCTGTCCTACGCCTTTGGCAACGAGGACTTTGGGGTATGGGGCGGGTTGACTAGCCTGGAGCGCAGGTCCATGGGCGACCCTGAGAAATATCCGATCCAGTTAAATCGGGCGCTTAAGGCTTTACAGCAGTTTGGTATAAGTTACGAGGAAGTGAGGGAGACTTATGAGCATTCGATTGATGTCGGAATGTTGGCGAACCGATTTACCTACGGTCGAAAAAATGGTGTTACTGATCATCGCAGACCACGCAAGTGATGACGGAACCGAAGCCTGGCCCTCACAGGCAACGATTGCGGCCAAGGCCAGCATCTCTATAAGGACCGTTCAAAGGGCCGTAAACAGCCTCGTGGCGGGCGGTTATCTATGGATGGAGAAAGGGGCTGGGGGCAGCGCCAATTGCCGCGAGGATCGCAGACCGCATCGATACACCATAAACATCAAAAGATTACGGGGCGACAATCTGACTACCCGCGATGATCGGGGCGACAATGACGACCTTCACGGGGCGACTTTGGCGACACCTACGGGGCGACAATCACGCCCCATGAACCACCCTAATAAACCATCCAATGAAACACCCGAGTTTGATTTATTTTGGAGTGAATATCCGATCAAAGTTGGCAAAGCCGCAGCCAAGAAAGCCTGGGAGAAAGCGATCAAGGTTGAAGCACCCGATGTAATTATTGCTGGCGCTATTCGATACGCAACCGACCCCAACCGCCACCCATCTTTCACGGCTCACGCTTCCACCTGGCTCAACGCACATCGTTGGACTGACAGCCCACTACCCCCACGCGTTTTCTCTCCTGATGAAAAGAAAGCCAGGGAACTTGAGGAGTCAAAAGCCAAGACTGAAAAGGAGCGCCTGGAGTATTTGAAGTGGCAGCAGGAGATGCGCGAAGCACGAGAAAGAGCCGTTCCAGTCCCCGCTGACATTTTAGAATTTCTCAAGAAAACTTTGCCAAAAAGATGACAGAAAACATCTGTAACCCTTACACTTTATGTAACGGTTACACCTTTGGAGGAGTAATGAGCGTTCGTAATGTAATGCCAACAATGGTCCAAGGCGGGGACACGGTAATCATTGGCGATCATCGCTGGTTGGTTAAGTCGGTGTCTGAACCTGATTACGCTGGTGCAGTTGATGCTGCGATGGTAGATGAACAAGGCCGTCAAAAATGGTCATGTCTTTATGATGCGGTTACAATCGAGGTGTGATCAGTTTTAGAGTAGACGGACTTCCTGTTCCGCAAGGTTCCATGCGTGTGTTCAACGGTCATGTTGTTCATAACAAAGGAGCCGAGTTAGCAGTTTGGCGTGCTGCAATTGCTATTGAAGCAAGACGCGCTGGCTGCACTCCTGAACCTGGTCCAGTTAAATTAGATTTATTATTCTCAATGCCAAAACCAAAAACGGTAAAACGATTACATCCAACCGTTGCTCCTGATCTCGATAAATTGATCCGAGCAGTTCTTGACTCGATGACAGCCGTGGCTTATTTAGATGACGGCCAAGTCACGGAAATCAACGCCACAAAGGTCTACGGCCAGGCCCCATTCCTGGAAGTTGGGCTTTGGCGGTCCTGAATGTCCGAATGTGGATAAAACTCACAGGAAAACACGCGTAAAAATCATGTAAAAAAGTGCCACAAATACTTCCATTTGCCACCGATCCATGGCAATGTATGTCTCAACAGGGCGGAAGCCCCCAAGAGAAAGAAGGCACAAAATGCTTAAAGTTAAAAAAGTAGGCAACACAGTTGTTACTTTAGAAAATGCCGATTGCCCTGATGATGGCGGCAAATACGCCATAGTTTGTGGAAACCATTCATATTTACTACAAGACAACAACAAACAAAGATTGTGGAAACACGCTGTTGAGGTTCAAGATTGGTGCGCAGCGTGTGCAGGTCAAGATGAAAGATACCCAAATCAAAAGTGGGAGGCAAAATAATGACAACAACACAAACCACAGGCCGCTTTATTTGTGCCATGCATGGAACTCGAGTGTGGAAAATGCCAAACGGTCTGTATAGAACAGATCACGATTATTACGAGTATGACTCTGCTTTTGATGCGTTAAGAGCGCACACAGCGATACAGGAGTCAATTGCACTAGAAAAGAAAGCCACCGAATATCGCGTGATGGCCAAAAACCTGATTTCAAAGGAGAGCCGATAAATGACAACCAAGACAGGATTTATGCGGATCTATTGCACCGAGTGCCGAGAAGGGTTTCCAATGTTTCCCGACCGATCTTGGTTCAACTTTGTGGACCCAAGGTATCAAGATGCGATTGGTTTCTGTTCCCCAAAGTGCCTGGAGGTTTATGCGGTCAAGCGCAAGTGGGAGGTGGAAGCACAATGAACGATTGCCCTATGTGCGGGCGCACAACCAAAACCCTTGTGGGCCGTTGGTATCAATATGACAACGGTGAACAGACCCTGGCCTGGGTTTGCATCCCCTGCGCTGATCAGCACGCACGATTGATAAATCAATGAGCGAGATAAAACTTCACATGATCGAGGAGGATTTTGAGAATCTTATCCACACCTCGATGCCGTGGGGTGGGCATTGGATTGAACAGGTTGGGCGCTTCGATCCACAGCCAATGTTTCACTGGCGCTACGCATACTGGGTAGACAATTTTATGGGGGTCCTGCTTTGCCGCGCATATTTGACCACTCAAAATTGCGAAACGCAGACCGTTTGGGATCGGGCCTTTAATTGTTATTTGATCCTGGCTAATTATGAATTACAAACCTGGAGGTCCTGATGTATAAGTTTAAAGTTGAAGTTGAGATCGATTATGACGGTGAATTAGGGATTGACAGGCCCGATGTTCCCCTTAGTAAATCTCACAAAAATGCCCTAATGCGCGAGGCGGTGTGGTTACAAGTGGCTGATGCCATGGGAATGTATGGGTTGAAAACAACCGTCAAATCGGTGGTTGTGGCAAGAAGGAAGGAAGGCGAATGAGAACAAGGCGTTATTACCAGGTCCGTTTTGCGGTGCGTTTGGCGTTTTGGTTAAGCGTGTTTGCGGCCATAATGTTTGCAGCAAATCACCTGAATTGGATGGGCGACCATTATTGTTTCAAGACAATGGTCGAGTGCTACTTTCCCGAGGGCAAATAAATGAGTCCAGGGTTCAGCATGATGGGATCAGGCATTTATTCTGAGGATGTCGACCGCGAGATTGTTTGC